TTATTCTCTTCTATACCGCGTCCGCGCACTACTCGCATAGAAACCACACTTTGCGCAGTCTCATAAGGGCCAACTCTTGGCACAATTTTCACGAGTTTTTCATATACGAGTTCTTGAAGCTCTTCTTCTGTTAAATCTGGTTCACTTAATGGGTCTTTTCCTGTATAGTAAAGTAATTTTATTAAATTTTGATTTGCAAAAAGACGTTTAACTATTCTTTGTAAGCAAATACCCAATTCTCCATAATCTCTAACTGTTTCCATCTAAACCTCCTTTAAACCAGAAGAAGTCTTCATCCTCATCTTCCGTTTCCTTACTAGGCGGCGCAGATAAATCATATTCGTAAACTGGGTCAATGGTAACATATTCAACTCCTTCGGAGGATTGAATATCATAACCAGTTACTCTAAAGTATTCTTGAAGTGGTTTTTCACCTACAATAAAATAATCGTCTTTTCTTACATATGGATTTACCGGCATTACAAAGAAGCTACTTTTTAAATTTTCATCATAAACCGTATCCATTCTGCTACGAGATTTTAACTCATCTTTAAGCATATTGTTTTGCTGTCCATACATATATGCCCAACTTGTCTGAGTGCTACCGTCGCGCGCAGTCCAAGTTAAGAAGTGAGTCATTTGCAGCATTATATATCTATTATATCCACGTGTTTTTATCTTTTCAAGATAATAAACCATCCAATGTTTAAGCTTTCCCTCTTGATTAGGAAGTCTTAATATGGTTCCATTAGGTATAATTAAATCTGTTCTAGTGAGCAGATAATGAAGCGTTTCTGTTTCGTCTTGTTTATATCTTTCAAAACTACCAGAGTGCCATTCATCATCGTATTTAAATTCCACACGATAAATAGACTTATAAAGATATAAGTCAAACAATTTTTCGCGTTCTGTTTGTACTCGAGATTGATAGTCAAGACCGTACCGATTCAATCTTAACTTATATATATCTTTATAACTCATTGCCTATTTTCCCCAGCATACTCATACAACTAAAAATTGTACTGCGAAAATATTCATATCTCAGATGACGAAGTGAAGAAATATTATAATACAGAGATAAATAATTAATGCTTCTTTGATCTTCTGGGATACCCTCAAGCTCAATTAAAATAGCGTCAAGGAAAGCTTCCCATTCACCACCTTTCTCAAACTCACAAAGTAAACCATAAAGACGATTTTTAAGCTTATTATTATATCCCTCACGTACTTCAGGTAAAATCATTTTTGCTTCGCTAAATTTCTATATGCAAAAGATTTCTTGTTTACAGAACGATAATAATTTGCCTCAAGTCTGCGCGCGGTCTGCTTTTCCGCAGCAAGCATCGCATTAAATTTATCAAGTAAATTTGCTTGAGAGAAATCTTTTTCTTCATATAGTGGCTTAACGTTTTCCCAAGTTAATATATTTCTATTTAGCCATTCACATTTCATGTAGCAAGCTAAAATTTGTACTTCGTCATTGGAGAGGTCATCGGTAAAACCTTCTTCGGTAAAGTCTAACGACACACGAGGGAATTTAAACCAACCTGTAGCCGCTTTTAAAAGGGAGAAAAGGTCTGCTTCCATTTCTTCATCAGTCCAATTCTCCCATTCATCATCGAGTATTTTACTAAGAAACGCATCATATACGACCTGTAATTCAGTCATAATTATGCCTCCCGATCTGCCTCCAGTAATTGAATCGCGCGAACCACGTCACGGCCGCAAGCTTCTTGAATTACCTTACACTTATCCATATCGACTATTTTATTCTGAATAGCATAATCAGCGAGTTCCTCAATCTGATTTTTGCTAAGTTTTTTCACCTTATCTTTAAATCCAACAAGGCTTAATTCAGTAAGATAGTATCTTTTTTCCTTATCTGTTAGAAGTATAAGATTTACTGGTTCTGTCGCATCTTCTGGCTCAAGACCAAGCTCTTTCTTGACTTCCATATCTTCGATATAAAGAATACCCATCTTAACCATATTGGCAAATCCCGGATCGTACATTAAATCATTAAGAGTATCTCTATCAATATTAACAGCCATACCCGCGGATGCCCAAGTTCTACTAAATCTAATATCGGGTACATTAACAGTAACCCTATTCTTCAGAGTGCTAATAACTTTAACTCTTTCTTTCTTTTCTTCAGCCATTGTTTTCTCCTTTAATCGCCTTGAATTACAAAAAATGGGAGGAGGAGCATCTCCTCCTCCCTATATTAATTAGAATCCGTAAGGACTCTCGTTGTGCCCAGCAAGAGCGGTGTTCTGATAGATACCCCAGTTATGGTAAGTAAGAATAGCAGCACCCATCTTCTTCCAAGCGTAAACTTCGATAGAATTGTCTCTATTAACGAAGTCTTTGATGTAGGTAGGTCCTTCGAGAACAACCTTAACAACCTTTTCGCGACCAGCAGGCAGAATGTAAGCATACTGATCATCGATCCAAGTCTTAGTATTGGTCTCATCGATGAAGGAGTTAGGAATCTCTACGATAGGAGTACCGCGGAAGATCTTAACACGACCAGTCCTGTGGATAGAGTCGATGTCATCGATAGGATAGATTCCCTGTGCAACGCCAGTGATAGGAGGAACAATTGCATCCGGTCCCATAGTAGCGATGAAAGCAGGAGTAGCGAAAATAGCAACAGATTCGCTATAGGACTTAACTACATTGATGATTGCAAGCATATCATCAGGATTGAACTTGTTGTCGGTAGCTTTATTAGCAGCAGGGAAAGCACCAGCGCTATAAGCAGCACTCAGAGCCTTGTGAACTTCGTAATAAACGGAGTCAGTCAGACCCTCAGTAATGATGTCCATGCACTCAGCAAGGGATTCAGCACCATCGATCATTCTTACGAAATCAACAGTAGCGCCACCACCTACAGCATGTCCGCCAAGTTCGAATGTGTCAGAGTCAAGACGGAATGTCTCATAAACGCCGGAAAGACCTACTTGAGTAAGGAATTTCTTTGCGCGATTACGTCCAAGCTTTCTCTTGAACATAGCCTTCTGTCCTTCACCAACAACCTGGATTTCGCAGAAAGCGCCAAGTTCGCTGATGACTTTCTTGGGCATAACTTCATCAGCAGCCTGGATAATAATATCATAAATGTCATAACGGTTCTTCATGAACTGGTTATATGTGCCCATAAGCTCTCTAAGTCCATCAACAAATGCTGCATTAACAGAATCAGTTGTGTAGTTAGCAGGAGCAGTGCCCTTAGCAGCGTGAAGGGCGATTTCTTTAAGTTGTTCTAAAGTCATTATTACACCCTCCTATTAGTCAACGTAAACCTGCATCTTGAGACCAAGTGTTCCATCAGGCATTGTGGTTTTCTTGATAACTCTGATCTTAGGACCAACAGTAGGAGCAGTAGCGGAAACCTTGTGAGCACCACTAGCATCGATGCCTGCCCAAAGAGGAGTAGAATCAAGAGCTTCAAGTGCGCTTTCAAAAGCACTGTCATCAGCGAATTCAGAGCTATCGTAAGCAACGCAGTTTGTGGTGTACTTGTCACCAACAGCAAGATATCCAAGTCTAGGAAGGAAGTCATCTTTTCCCTTGAGGTAGAAGTTCTTCAGACCAGGCTTTCTTTCATCATACATATGCTCAGCAGAATAAACAAGTGCAACAGGCAGAGAAGAATCAGTAGCAAACTTTACAGTGCGCGCAACATTGTCGACAGCAAGAAGCATACCATTTTCTACTACTGCATCAGAGAAATCAGTCTCATCGGGCTTGCACTGAGCTTCGATGCGACCATCACGACGGAAAGCGACGTTGTTGAGTTCAACCTGGCCATATCCGTCAATAACTAATCTTGTAGCCATTAATATCCTCCATTATTTTTTATAACGAGATAAAATTTCCTCTATGCCACCTTCGGGTGTATCATTGAAAAATACTTTCGGGGTGCTCTGAGGAGTATTAAAGATAGAAGTATTAGATTTTTTGCACTCATAAGCCAGCTCTTTATCAAGGTCAAGCAGACTATATTCGTCAATCTTTGCTTTGTATGTTTCGATTACATCATTAGAAAGCTTGTCAACATATTCTGCTATAACAGCTTCCTTTTGCTGTGTCTCTACTGCTTTCTTATAATTACGTAAATCTTCTACTTCTGTTGTAAGTTGCTCAATACTATCCTGCGCAGACTGATAATTTGTTTCATCTTCAGCAAGCTTATCCTGAGCTTGACTTATTTCCGTATTTAAAGTAGCAATTGTTGTATTTAACTCTTCAATTTTGGTTCCAAGTTCTACACAATTATTTGCATTTTCTTCTGCGTTTATTAAATTTTCATTCACTAATTCATAAGTGTCCCCATTTAATTTGCGCAGAGTATCAAGTGTATTCTTTTCAGACTCAGTAACATCTATGATGAACACTGGCACGCGCTCACCAAGTTCAACCATATCTTGTTCATCATCTTTAGTATAATAAACTCTTTCATAAGTGCTAGTCTCATAGCAATAAGCAAGAGCATAATCATCATAAACATCACAAAGTGCGTAGTCTATGGTCCATTCTCCTTCTTCATTCCAATTTGGATTTAGAAGTGCCCAAATTGCATCTTGCTTTTGACTATCAGAAAGTTTAAATTTAATATTCACTTCCGATTGTCCTCCTTTTTCTGAATATTCTTTGATTTTTTGGATAGTGTCAGAAATAGTCTTTTGTAAGGTATAGAAAGAAGCGCCCTCAAAGCAAGGTTCAACACTATCACCTAAGGCCTGTAGGCCTAAAAAACATCCATCATCAAATACAACATATCTTTGTCCTTTAACTATTGCCATATGGTATTTCATAGATGGTTCGTACAGTTCCATGGACTGAGCTTTGCCCACAATATCACCTGCCTCTTTATATAAGGCAGTAAATATTAAAACATCAGTGCAAGCATATTCTCTTTCGATACCGTCTTCGTCTAAATGTTTTTCCCAAGCAAAATTAGTTTGTTCTGGTACTATACCATAGATACGCCCTTGGTTACGATCGTACCCGTGGTCAGTGAAATCTTCTCCATCATAAATGCCCTTAACAGGAACATAGGGTAAAGAAGCTATAAGTTTTTCTGCAAACTCATCAGTTATATAGGTACCATTACGATTTCCATACTTATAAAAAATACGGCAACGAGCTTTAGATAAAACATCATTGTATCTTTCTATCTGCCCGTAGACACAAATCGGAAACTCTTTTATATTAACTTTCATTCAGAGCCTCCTTGATTATTGATCGCATCTTCATTCTGGATAGTTTTTGGACTCTTATCTTCTGTCTTAAGCGGCGGGCGACCAACGGGGTTTTCAGATTGGGTATAAGAACTCGAAAGAGGAACTAATACTTCTCTCAAATTCAGTACATCATTCTCTAAACTCTTAATATTAATTAATTCACGTTGATTTATTCCACTAGCTATTGTAGGTAATAAGAAACTGTAACCACTTTGCGCTAACTTCAATGTGTCGGTTATATAATCACTACGATTATATTCTCCAACTGGAAGAATCGAATACTTAAAATTAACATTTGCATTAGAGAATAGGAAATTAAGAATAAAAGTAATAAAATCACTATATTTGTTTCCTAAAATCATCATAAATGCAATATCATTTTTTATAGAAGTCGGTAAAGCTTGTGTACCAGTTGTAGCGAAAAGTAATTCACTCGCGCCGCTTTCTGCGTACACATTCTGGCGCATTTTTTCTAAGGCACTACCTGTATTATCAGCAGAAGTTTTAGAAACAACAGAATCTACATCGGCGTAAGTGGTTAAAACAGAAAGGTTTTTATTTCCTTTCATCATATTAACCGCGCCTTCGTGCATTTCTAATGCTTCATCTGGCTCAAATACTAATTCTCCAGTACTAGTTAAATGTGGAATGTGCTGAACAATAATCTTTCGTATTTCTTCAAGCTCCCGCTCCCTTTCATTATCAACAGCATCGTCATATTGAATAGATGCGGGAATAACATTTAAGAAGAATGGACGTCCATCGCCAAAGAAAGAAAAGTGAATACCCAAATCACCAGGAATTAGTACCCATGGATAGGCAACTTTTCCATTGTGATAGTTTTTATAATGATCACTAATAATTTTAGGATAAGAATTAACAACTGCCCACTTAACTTTTTCATCATAAATGGTGTCAAAATAAGTGACATTAAATTCAATCAATTCATTTCCATCAGCGTCATATAAACGGGAACGACAATACATACTTGAAAGATCAATAATAGAAAATTTATCTTTCTTTAGTCCAAGTATTAAACCGTAATAACTACCTTCTGTTAAAACTTTAAGAGAAATTCGTGTTAATAAAGTAGGAAGCTTCATCTTTTCAAGATAGTCTAAAGCGGCCACGTACTTCTTTTTGATATGAGGTTCGGAGAGTTTCATACCGGATATTGGATTTGGAATAAGAAGTCCTTGATACGCTAAGACCGTTGCATAATGAATTAAAATCCTTTTATAGATTCCATCTCTCTCAAAGAAGTAATAAGAAAGTGCTCTTTGATCGGTTATACTGCCAGATTCAATAATTTTCTCTACTTCTTCTAGTGTGTATTGTTTCACTACACTTATGCGATGGCTATCAGAATATCCAACATAAGAAGAACCATCTTTTGGGAACACGATCTGTTGTGCCTTTTTAAAAGCACTAAGATCTCTTTTTATATCTTTCATTTATATTAAGTTCCTCCTGTGAAGAATATAAGACTTCGTCCGCCGCGACTGTTTTTATGTTTTTGTTTTAAGTAATAATTTTCTTCAAGTTCCTTAATTCGCCATTGACCATAGGCAAAAGCAGAATATTTATCTTTCGGAAAACGAGAATTTATTTGCTCAAGAACAATATCTAAACCAGTTCGTTTTAAACGAAGATTAGCCATTTCTTCAAATAACTTGGTGGTTAATTCATGTGGCATGAGACGTTTGACTCTTTTTTCAAAGCTCATCTTTGAACCGACCTTCGTTGCCAACAATGCAGCTCGCGCGTCCTGTTCTGTGATAAGAAAACGTACCATACCACTGTTTAAACGTGTATAAGCATTACCATGAATTTTAGAATTGAGTGGGCCATTTGCCTTTAGTGAATACAAAATTTCAGGTGCATCTTTTGGTTGAATCTTTTTATAATCATCATTATTAAAGAAACCATAAGCAGGTAATGTATTGCCCATCTCATCTACCTGGGTACGAATCATCTCATCAGCAAGTCCAATACCCAAACCGTTACAGTCGATTACAACTTCACGTGGATTATATCGTTCAATTAATTTTTTCAAATCAATTGCTTGCTGATTAAATGTCTTCGTCTCGGCCTGTCTCCCTAATACTTCTAAATTAACAAGAGTCGAGAAGAATTTCCCGTCCCTTACGTTAACACGAAATATACAAGCTACAGTTTGGTCAGATAATCTTCCAACGTCCACCGATATTAAGTAAAAGATATTAGGATCATCTCTAAATTTTTGGTTCCATTCGGGATTTTTTATTTTTCTATATTTTGAAATCTTCTCAAAATTAAACCAACTTTCTTCGGAGCCACCAAGCCAAGTCCCCATATACTCACTTGCGAATGTTTGTTCATTATAGGAAGGCGACATTTTTAAGTTACGTACATAGTCACCGTTTATAAGGCCATGAAGCACTGGAATACGATAGTCAAGACCTATTGCAAAGTTATGCTCTGGGTCAATAATTGATTTTTCAAAGGTATCAAGTAAAGCTTCGTATGCGAAAGAGGATTTGGTTCCCGCAGAAGTCGCATAGATTACTTGAGTATTAATTTTCTCGTATGGGTTTACCAATCCATTTGCAGTGCGGCGGGATACATTCATTTGAGGAAGTATAACTTCTGAAATCATATCCCCATCCTGATCGCGTGCTTCATCAATAAGGGTAGCATGAGTACGAAGACCACGATCAGAGTCCAGAGCACCAACAATAGAAAGGCGGCTGCCGTTTTTAAAATACAAGTCACAATAGTCTTTACCAAAGTTCGCATGTGGACCTCCTTGATATACTTCGAGTTCATTTTGAAGCAGAGGCCAAATACGCCAAATTTCTTCTATTTTCTGCTTACTAATTTTTGCTGCTTGGTTTTTATTTGGCGCGACTATAGAACCAACATGGTTAGGGACAAACATACATTGCAAATACTTTGCAAGTATTGAGAGGAAAGTTTTCGCAGTAGCTCGCGCGGCAGTTATATAGATAGTTGTATATCTCATGCACGCACGCAAGAATACTCGTTGGTAAGGAAAAAGAGTGAAATTTGATTCAACTGGCTTTATAAGGTCAAGATATATGTCTGGATAAGCCGCAAATATCTGCCAACAGTCATAAAGTAGTTCTTCGTTTTTCTTGAGCCACTCTTCAGTAATAACTACGCCCTTTTCCAGCTCAATGCCATCGCGCATTATACGCTCTCGCGCATTAAAAGTAGAAGATTCAGGGTCGCGCAATCTAATCGGTTCTTCTAATCCCATTTACTCATCCCCCTCATCTACTACTTCAAATTCTTCCTCTTCTTCTGCTTGGAAGCCCATATTGTCATATTCGTCTAAGTCGTATTCTTTCTGGAGGTCGTAAACGCTTTCTTCTAAGCGGTTCGCGCTCTGTAAGGCCTTGAGTCGTTGAGTGATCTCATCGCCGATACCACCTTCATTTATGTAAAGTCTTTGATTATAGTTCTCTATATTCTTTAAAGTTTCATCAATTACATCGCGGGTCGCGCCATCATAGAATTTGTTTTGACGACCTCTCTTTTCAAGCCAACGGCCTACTTCTGCGAAGGAATCAAAGTCAACGGCGTTCTTTGTGTTCTTTGGAGTAAACTCCGCAGTTTTTACAAGTTTATCGTAAGAAGAAAGGAATTTATCTACTTCTTTATCTCCAGCTCTAATTCTACTATCAATTTCTAAGGATAACTTACAAATCTTTTGAGCTTGGTCGATCTGGAGCGCGCCATTAACATTTTGAGTTAAAAGAAGACCTTTATATAAGTCTTCCAAGTAGAAAAGTTCTTCATCAGAGTAATTCGCGCCCCATTTCTTCCTTAAATCTTTTATTTTCTGCTCAGCCACAAGAGGAATCTCATCCTCAATGAGACCCACCTCGCGCAAACGAGCATATTGTTTATTGTAGTCTGCCCAACCAAGAGATTGGTAGCAGTCTGCAGAGAAAACTTTAGCGTAGACTGGCCAAGTTTTTTCAACCCCGTTTAACTCACTTAAACGAGTCCATTCGCGCACTATAAACGGAATGTCGGCCCATTGACACAGCTTATCAATTGAATCCCATTCATAGTTGTGTTCGCGCAAATAGTCGTTCGCGCAATCATTACAAATGGGAAGAAAACCATCAGGGTAAAAAATAGAGTGAGTTTTTGTAAAGTCTTCAGTTGAAAGAATATTACCACATTTACTGCACTTTTTCGTCTTGAATTGGGGTTTCGGTATTCTCGGTTCTAGGCCCATCTACTTCACCTCCCTGCACTTTATTGGCATCGCGTAATATCTTTAAGAGTTCCTTCTTCCGTTTGCGGCCGGCGCAATCATAGCTTGACATTAAATCTTTTAAGACTTCGTGGAAATCTCTTGGGATCTTTTTTCCATTTTCATCTTTTTCTTCTTTATAAATCTCGACCTTTAAGATGGGACAAAGGCCCAGAAATACTACTGGGTCCTTTATATTTCCAAGTTCTTTTAAAAACTTTTGAGTTAAATTTTCCATTTATTTCTCCTTTGAATTCGAGCGTTGGTTGCGCGAGTCCCTAAGTTTTTTCTCACACTGCTTACATCTTGGACTGAAACCGTCACTAGAGCGGGATTTTTTGACGAAGTTCTCATTGTCCCGCAAAAGGACCCGGCCGCAGTCTAAGCAGGTCTTAAAGTTTTCTGGGAAGAAAAGGTTTTCGCAAACTTCGCGGTGTCTTTTCGCAGTTTCCGCAATAGTTGGCAATATAACCTTACAATACATTGTACTTATATAGTTAAGTGTATAATGGCGCCCAAATTTTTCATTTAGGGCATTGACGACTTGTTCATTGGTCTTGTGCGCAAGCTTAAGGTTTAGAACTTCTCGCTGAACGTCCTTAAGCGGCGCCAGACTACTATATGTATCCCAGACTTGTAAGAGTTGAGGGAGGGTTGAGCCGAATTCAAATTCTTCGAATTGGACTTGTTCTTCTAACTCCCCTATTAAAGAGGCCAGCTTACCTAAGTGCTCGACGTTTTGAAAGTCGAAAATTTGGCGTTTAGGGCGCGAAGACCATAAAATTGAAGAAAGTTCGCGCAATTCGTCTTCGTTGAAGTCGGAGGGAATTGGGAAACGATCTGTGCGCCAGATTTTCGAAGAAATTGAACTTGTGAAGGGAAGGCCTAGAGGTAAAACTTCGATGTCTTCTCCCCATACGACTTGCGCAGAGGTCGGTTCATTGAAGGTCGCGCGCAATAAAAGCGGTTCAGTATAGCCGTCTTTCAAACTATATTGCTGTCGGCGCAACTCAACGAGTAGACGTTTCTTTTTGAGGTACTGGTATAGGTTGAGGTGAGAAGCCGATTCGTGAATTGCGTCGATTTCGGTTTGAGTGAAACGTTGTAGGAGGGCTTCGCGGATTGGCGCGGTTCTGCGCTCGTGCGCGAGCTCATAGGTTGTGACTAGAAGTTCTAAGGTGTCGATTTCGCGCCAGAGGTCTTCGAAGTGGGCGACGATATGGTCCGGCGCACTTTGACGGGTTTCAGTTCGAGAGAACTGGATTTTTGGGGCTTTGAAGACGGGGTCTTCAGGTTTTCGTATAATGTTTTCGGAAAACGTAGGAGATTCTAAAAGGGCGTCCAGCGATTCAACTTCGGACGTATCCTGGTCCCAGATATGGGACCGGGTCGGAAGGTCTAGGCCTTCCTGTCGTCCGTTTAAGCCTTCCGTATTAGTCCCCCAAAGTATATATTTGGCCATCATATCAAGTTCGGCTTCGGTAGGAACCCATGAGATTCGATTTAGGAAATCCTTGGTGTATTGATTTCGTTCCTCTCTTGTTTTGAGGCTCCAATCTAGTTGTAATCTGTTCATTTATTGTGTACACATTGAGTGTATGTATCTCCTTTTATATTCTAGCTTTATTATACCAGAATTGGGGGAAAATGTCAAATTTTAGAGAAGTAGGTATATAGGTTAAATTGAAAATTTTAATTCAAAGTACTTATTTATTTGAAAATTTTATTTCAAAGTACTTTGTTTCCAGGGCAGGGGATTTCAAATCCGGGCTTTTCCAAATTTTCCCAAAACCATACCCCTCCCAGTTATTACCAGTTTTGGAAACAAGGCCCAATGGTAAAAAATGGTACCCCCGTTAATTATTAACTGGTAATAACTGGAAGAAAAAAATAATTAATTAAAGCGATAAAATAATTGCAAAGTGATTGACACGGGCGCGCCGTTGTGCTAATATATACTTGTCCGAAGGGACAGGAAGGAAGGTAAAACAAATGTTCGTAAACAGATTTTCAACCGATACCGCGCGCGCGATGGGGGCTTGCCCGTATATCAACAAGGGCC